TGTAGGGAAAAGGTATAACCATTTCCCATAGAACTGAACATTTTCAACTCGTGCCAGGTGCCATCAGGAAGGCGGGTCATAGGTGAGCGATACAAACTTAGATCCCTAAAGATCTCAGGAGGTAGAGCCCACTTAAGCATTGCAGTACTGACTGAATCTGAAGCAGATTCCAAGTCAATAGTAGCAAAGCTCCCGTCTAATGATGCAACCCTTGCCATCTCTCGATTCAACTCTGGCTGCGTCGCTAAGTCAATTCCAAACTCGCGGCGCAACTGATCGTTGAGTAGATCGGCACTAGCAAGCTGAAACCACATGTTTAGTGTAGGTTCGGTCGCTATTGTGCGCGATATGGCAGTCGTTTTGGGTACAAAGCTCAAGCGATTACCTTGCTCCACTGACACTTCCTCGTAAAATCTCAAGCGCTGCATCTCAGCAGCACAAAAGAGACGATTAGAAGAGCAGTAGCGTCTATATGATCTATATAGACGAGTCGACGTAGATGTGAGAGGCGAATCAAATAACTTCGTATAGAAGTCTTGACCGCGGGCCCCAATATTCGAGCCTGGCCCGAGTCGACCTCGATGAACGAGGCGATCGGGACCGAACTCTAGTTGGAACCCTTTCCGTTGGAAGAATCGCCATAGACGGTCACGAAAACCGTTTACGAGTAATTCATCCAAAGGAGTCTCACATCTCAGCTCCCAACTGCCTGAAAGTCGGTCAGCCGAGAGGAACTTGTCGAGAGCGCGAGAATCTGCCTCTTTCGTTTTCGCCCCACTAAATTTCTTTAGTAGGGAGTTACTAAGAGATAGTATCGCGTACTGACGAGCACTCAGATCTGGCAGGTATATCCCAGTCCCACGAAGGGAATCTAGGCTACTACCAGTCTCTGTGTCGAGAAGCAGGCTTTGATAAAGAGCAGCAGGAGAAAATTCCATTACTGTCCCCAAAGAAGAGAGACGTTAGAACTACAGGTGAGAGCCTGTATACCCGGAGAGTAGTGAAACTACAATCCGAAGTATTTCAGCTAACACCCGCCAGGACAAACGGCGCGAGTCGCTTGACTCACAGCCGTGATCAGGGTCCATTAAAGGACACCAGTCACGACTGTATCACCAAGGCCAGCGGAAGTACCACTTAGGGTACCTACGAGAGCCGAGATGAGTGCGCGAACGTTTGCAGCATCATAGGAATCCGCACCCGCTGGGACATCGATATAAACTCGAGCCACAGCGATAAGCGGAGCCTGGTTAGCTGCATAGTTCACTCCCTTCCGTACGATGAAACCCATTCGATTGAATGGAACATCACCGTACTTACCAGTAACCGGATTCGGGTTAGGAAGACTCCTAGGAGTCTTCGGCTTGAACCAGTTAATGGTAAAGGGGTCCGAGATCGAATGAGCTCGGACTCCTGCCTGGGTACCTCCAAGGGAGGTGACCGCTACCTGAGTGGAATTCACATCAGGCGCTTTATCCGCCACGTTGTTATAGACGGGGCTGGTAAAGCCGGTCTGGGCACCACCCGTAAGGGCGGCATTAACGGAAATGGTCATAAGACCCTCATGATGTTAAGTTACGAGATGCAGCTTTAGACTGCGCAACCAAGGCAGAGAGATTTAAGCTCTGTCGGCTGAACAATCCCGGAAATGAAAACCTTAAAGAAGGTCCCATAGTCGAGATTGTCA